GGTTGGGCTTTTTGTTGTTGCTCTTTGCCTATGATCTTCGTTTTTGCTGAGAGTACTGACTTTTCAATGCATCTTGGTACACCTGTACCAAGCCTGTTCTGCGGCGGTTATCGCTTCTAGTTAGGATTGATTACTAAAGGTAAGTTTACGAATGAAGACTGCTCCACAGAACTTGAGCCACTTTAGGGCTACGTGGTTATCCTCATGGACAAAGTTAAAGGTTGCGCCATAAGGCTTGGTTAATCGTTGAGTCCACTCACGGGACGCTTTAAGGAAGTCATAGGCGTTATCAGAAACACCATCAGTGCCTAGACACCAAATATATGCTTGGTTCTCTATCTGTCCAACACCAAACATGGCAAAGGGGACGTCATCAGCATCTAGGGCTGTCAGAGTAACGTCATCACTCTCTAAGCCACTCAAGAGGGCCTGACGGGGTTCGTGACCCATACAGGCTATCTCTATCTGGTCTTCTTTACGCATATACGGATAGATCCGCTCTACGTGCTCGTGGGTAGCAACAACTACCTTACAAGACCCATTGGTACTTAGTATTTTATCCATATCGGTTAGAGCGGGAGTGAACAAAGGATTCAAACTCGGCACTCTGGAATGTGCTCGGAAGAGCACTCTCGTTTTCAATGGTGATAGTTGTATCCTGTGGCTTGGTGAACACAGGGAAGCGATAGAAGCCACTGTCGAGGCTCAGGGAACCAAGTACAGATGAACCTACTACATCAGGAGTAAAGATGTTCTCGTAGGTATCACGGAACTTAGGAGTTACCTTTACTTTGAAGTAAGCTGATTTGTCGTAGTACAACGAGCCGTTACGGATCATCATCTTGGCTGCATTACTAGGACTCTTACCGTTGCCTGCTTTGGCTTTGAAGAGCTGCTCAGAGAACGTATACTTCATTGTGTAAGGGATACCTACCCAGACATCTGTATCGGATGACACAGGGCTGCTAAGGGCGACTGTAGAGCCGCTATTGGTGCAGTTAAGGGCTAACCCATCAGTCGTATAGACCTCCACTGAGTTGTCCTCTGGGGTGTACGGTAGGGTGATTGTAGAGGAGCCATTGGTGACTGTGGCAGACACTCGACTGTCTAAGTGCGTAACATAACCAGCATTATCCTTTAAGCCAGACTCTAAGGGCATCTCAACGAGATTGGTTTCGTCGTTGTTAGTGATGACTGCGTAGAGGGTAGACTCGATGAACTCGATACCTCGTATCTCACCCGTGAAGGTAAACTTAGACCAAGCACTAAGGACTTTCTGGTTGTTGTTCCAAAAGTAATTGTAGATATATAGAGAACCTTTTTCCTCACCACTGAGTAACACAATCATGTCCTCCGAGGTGGTTCCCGCCATATCAATAATGTTTTTAGGAATATAAGCGGGAACGTGTTCAGTGACCTCTGTTGAGTCGTAGTTATCTGTAGAGGCGTTTACGGTGAATTCACGCATACCCGTAAACGTTCCACGAGTGAATGGAAAATAAATGTAAGAACCTAACGGCAACGGGTCTACTTGGTCTTCAAAACTAAAGTTGGTGACTGGGGTGATACTGACCGTTTTAGGGGTCAACACACCGCCGCCCTTGAGTACGAACTGTCCAGTCTCGCTAAATAGAATAAGGTTTTCTTGGAAGCCTTTCGCGGATTTTAAATTAGTCACTCGACTACTTGCTACCGAAACATCAATCGGGTCGGAGTCGAGTAAGCTAGTTGTCGTTGTCCTGAAAAAGTTAAACAGTTGGTTGCCATTATCATCTAAGGGGCCAAAGCCGACCTCGCTAAGAGCTATATTTTCAGCGGACAAGAAGCCTAGACGACTCTTGAAAAAGAACAGGTTTGAAATAGGAGAACCGATAAAAGAAGGGTTTGGATTACCTCCAAGCGACCCTACGGTTCTAGGTGCTAAATTTAAGGTCTTAGTTTCAAACGCATCTACGCTTGTATTTACCAACTCTATAGGTCTAGTATTTTGTGCTATCTCGGTTGTTATATTTGGAGCTGTTGTTTCAACCCAGCTACCATTCAATATATCACCAGAAGCTGCATTACCAGTTCCCACAAACTCGACATAATAATCATCTTGATTTAACTCCGCGTCCCCAGCTACTTTAACCTTAAACCCATTTATACACTTTGCGGGTAAATCTGATATTGCGGAAACCTCCTTATAAATAGGAGTCATCCCCGTATCACTCAAGGAGTCGATTGTGGTTAAAGTGAAGTCGTCATACGTTGAATCGCTTTTTAATTGTAGCTTCAGCAAGTTACCATGCTGGCTCACATCAAAATAAGAAGTTATTTTATCCGAACTAGTAGTTGTGGTATGTTCGTTGAGAGACTGACCAGCGGTGTTGCAACTTGTGAGTAACCCATTGGCTATTGTATTTGTATTTGCCCTGTTCGATACGGATGCGTCTGTTCCAGCACCTGATTGAAATACAGCTACGATGTCTTTAACGCCTGTGGCCGTTCCTTGATTAAAGGAATAACTAACCGTAGGAGGCGTAGAATTTTGCGTATATCCATTACTATAACTACCTCCCGACCCTGACCCTTCAAAACTACCACGGTTGTCTACCTGAACGCTGGTAATGCTTCCATCCGACGCATCTCTAAAAATAGTAAAAGATGGATTAGAGTAAATGTTTAAGTTACTCCCAATGGTTAATGCTACGCCATTTAAGTAACCAGACCCACCATCATTTACAGTCACGCTTTGAATTTCATGTCTATATATCAAGTCGCTAACATTTTCACCATCAATGGCATCACCTACCCATCTTTGAGAACTGCTGTAAACAAATGCCGATATATTTAAAGTAAGCGTAGCATCACTCGAAACGTATGACGTATCATTAACAGGTAGTGTGACTTTTATGGCGTAGTCCTTTTTGTAGTCTCCTTGGTTGATCAATACCAACGCTTCCTTAGGATATTCCGACGTTTTCTGCTGGCTCATTGCTAACGGCTTTGTGGTATTAACTAAGAAGGTTGAATCTGCGATTGTTAGTGCTTTAAAAGATGAGCGAGGCGTGTTTGACGTAAGGTATCCAGCGTTCGCAGTCTCTACATCAATACCATAAGCATTTCCATCAATACTCGCTTCATTTCCAGTAGTTAAATTGAAAGCTCGTAGCTTAGTTCCATCATGAATAACCACATACTTCTCAGAGTCATCACGATTGATAAAGTGAACAAAACTATCAGCATCAATAGCCTCCTGTAACAACCGAGCAACGTGCCTAGTGTTAGGGCGTTTCTTCAATCCCTCTGCAACAGAACTAAGAGCGTTTTCCTGCTCCTCACATTGGCCATCAAAACGAGTGGCATCAGGTTGTTGAGAGACACCTTGGATAAGGTTAGGAACACTAGTGTTAATTAAAGCCATTATGTAAGGTCGTAGTTACGGTTAATACCAATTCTGGAGGCTACGTCGTAGTTGTCAAATATAGTCCGATCAGAACTACCACTATCGAAGTCCATGAGAGCAGCATAAGCTTTGTATTCATCACGAGCAATAAGTGCTTCTAGCTCACGAGAACCAATGATGCGCCCTTGGAACACACGAGAGGCACGCAGTACAATATAGCGACGAGCTGGTTCTGGTAGAGAGTCCCAATCTAGGAGGCGTGTTTGGTTCACTTTGAGATCCTTGGTGAACACTGTGGTGTTATTAGAACGATCAAAGAGACTTAAACCACGCTGTACGACATCTATTGTTTTGTCGATTGGGTCTAGCTCAAGGATGTCCTCTGAGAGAGTTATAGTGCCATCCCCAGCAGGGCTCAGGGAGACGTTTACTTCTGTGTTGAATTGCCAACCATCTGACTGAACCGCACGACTAATCTCATCAAGAGCAGAGATAGCTGTAGCAGCGGAAACAGGGAGTGCGTTGGTGTTACTGATACTGTTCACAGGTGACTCACCAATGTGTCCTAGCATCGAATTTACTGCTTCTAGTTTAGATGTCAGAGTAGGCATATTATTTATATAAAGTTAAAGAGGTTAAAAAGAGCCCCAAGGGGATTGTCCCAAGGGGCTCAGCTTAATTGGTATTACTTACGCAGGGAGAACCTTAACGGCACACTCTGGCCTCAAAGCGCCGTGGCCCATTGCGTATTTAGCAACGAACAATGTACCTTGGCGTTGGATCTGGTACTCAGACTCAGT